AAATTGAAGGCGGATGAGTGGAATGGCCGTCGGCGGGTACAGCTGGATGTCAGTGATGCAGCTGAGGCATGATTTATCTGCAGAAACCCGCCTCAAAGCGCTTTACGAGTCAGAAATGAGCAGCTATATCGCCTGTCTTCGAGCCGGTGCGGTCCCTTCGTCTATCGGTTAGGACGCCAGGTTTTCAACCTGGAAAGAGGGGTTCTATTCCCCTAGGGACTGCCATCGCTATTCTCCTTCTGTAGTATCTATTACAGGTTTGGGGTTGCCAATTGTCCCAGTTTTAGAGTGGGACTGCACTGATGGGACGCTTTGTTCTCCAAATGCCCTCTCGGCAAGGCGCTCCTGGTTGGCTGCTTCGGTGTAGCGCTCGATCTCTTCCAGCGTTTTGTGGCCAGTGACGGCGCGAATCTCGTGCACAGATTTGCCGGCCTCGGCCATGTGCGTCGCCCGCGCCTTGCGCAGGCCGTGAGCCCGGCACTCCTTCGGAAGCCCGGCCCTGTCGCACCAGATCGCAAACTGGTTGCCGAAACTGTCGCCATTCTTGAAGCCGAGGAAGGTCAGGCCGTTGGCTGGGGTTGCTCGCATCGCCGCGGCAAGTTCCTGAATTATCGGGAGAACAAGGCGAGTGCCGGTTTTTTCTTGCTGAATATGCATCTTTGGCCCGCGGACGTGCTGCGGCCCCATGCGCGCGACATCCCCGCGGCGTTGGGCTGTGCAGTATAGAAGCTCCATAGCGAGCCTCTGACGCGTGCCCAGTGGCCAGTAATCGCGGTATTGCTCGATCTGCTCGCGGGTCCAGCACTGGAAGCCTTCACCCATTTTGAGCCGCCCTATGCCCTTTGCGGGATTGCTGTCTGCCAGCTTGCGGGCCATCGCCCAGCTATAGAGCGCGGAAATCACTTTGACCCGGTTGTTTGCCGCGGCTGGCGTTGCGCTGCGCTTGTCCCGACCCGCCCTCACGGCATCGGCTGACATAAGAGCGGGCTTGGTGCCGTGCTCGGCCTGCAGGTCCAGCAAAACGGCGCGACGCGCTGCCTGTGTCCGAACCGCCAGCGTGTTGAACTCCGGCGAGGCAAGGTAGCGCTCGATCATATGACCGAATGTGCCCTCCTGAAGGCCCTCTCGCTTTGGCTTGGCCTTCAGCGCGCCCGCAAGCGCCCGGTTGTATCTATCGAAAAACTCGGCCGATCCGATTTCTACGCCGCGGGGATTAAGGCGAACCTTCTGCCCTCCGCGGCGGAAGTACCAGCGGGTATTGCCGCGGGCGTCGGTATCCGAGCAGGTGTACTCCAAGTGGATGTCTGCCATGCTGTCCCTCATGCCGCGGCTCCATCCCACGCATCATTTACGCGGTCTCCGCGGTAGGGCAAGCCATCGGCATAGTCGTCCAGATCCCTCACATCCCAAAGGACAAGCCCGTCCTCTTCCCGCGGCGGGGCAATGCGCCCGTCACTGACAAGCTGGCGAAACTTGGTTTCACCCATGCCGACATAGTATGCGGCATCAGAGGCTTTCAGGAGCCGTGGGATAAGCGGGCGGGATTTCATCAGTGTCTCGTCTCGTCCATGTACTGGATGAATTGGTCGGGCGTCTGGCGGCAACGTTCGATCAGGTGCAGCACATCTTCGCTGTCTGAAAACCATTCTCCGCGCTGTCTCCAAGGGCGAAGAATCCGGTGAATTGCGGCCTCTGTGGATTGGTCGCCATCCAGAACAAGCAACAACTGAAGACGCTCGGCGCACGATGTTCTGATGCTGACCATCCGGTTGCGGAGATCGTGCGAATAGCCGATCTTTATGTTGCCTGTGGTGAGGCCCTTCAGGAAGTAAACGCACTGGCGCTTTTGCCCGACTGGCGGGATTCTGAGCGCATCCATCTGGTCGCTCAGGTCATCCGGCATGTAGCCGTCTTTCACCTTCACGCTGACTGCGCCGTTATCCAGGATCTGAACGTCCTCGATCCGTAGTCCGAACTCGTCACAAGCTTGTATGATCTCTTGCGGCCTGCTCACTTCCCTTCCTCCGCCACAATACTCGCAATCTCTTCCAGCCCGACTCTCCATTGAGCCGGGTCTTTCATTCCGAGGCCGTGGTACTTGATGGTGAGACGGCGCGTTTCTCGCATCGCCGCAGCGGCCCCAAGGCAGGCGTGACTGAAAACCGTCCAATCAAGTATGCTCATGGAGATGTCGTCATCGGCCAGCTGCTCTAGCCCCTTTATGATAGCATCAGCCGGGTCCACTTTCACTTCATCAGTCATTGGTCTGGCCCTCGCCGTACTCGGACAGCTCAATTGTCGAAAGTGGACCGCGTTTAGACGCCGGGGGCTCTCCGCACACAGGACCACAATTCATCTGGCACCAACCGTCTATGCAATCGATGCACTGGCGGCTCGTGTCTTTGAGCTTGTAAAATCCCGTGATTTGTCCGGGCGACATTTTCTTGCTCATCCCACTTCATCCTTCTGCTTAAGGTCTATGCCGCCCAGAGCGTGTATGTCGGCTAGGCGTTCGTTGACGATGGCGAGGAACTCTGTGAAGCGTTCCTCTGCTTCCTTGATCTCATCGGCCTTGCGTTCGATGCGTTCGACCTTGGTTTGCAGGTGCGGATCGAACCGCCCGTCATAGCTCATCCAGTCATTGTACTCCCGGCCCGTGCAGGCCATTTGCCAGATGCATTGCCAGCGATAATCTTCGTTGAGCGGTGCGCCCAAAAGGCTTTCAAGATGGGTCTTCGGCGTGGGGCATTTGATTTCCAGAAGCCCGTCCTTGCCCACCAGCCGGTCAGGTGATGCGCCGGCCCATTCGATTGTCGGGTGACGCACAAACGGGGATTGCTCCAGCGTTGCGCCGGTCATCATCTGATAGGCCAGCGCGGCCTCTGCCTCTGTGTCGATCCCGTGCTGCATGGCGGGGCTGGTGTAGTGGTCAGCCGCCTGATTGGTCAGCCGTTCCTGCACGAGTTCGTACACGTAATCATGGTACGCTTTCAGGGGCTTGCCGTCACGCACTGAGCGTCGAATGATCGTGCCTGCACGGGACGCCGTTGCGTGACCGATGCGCGCCTGAATCCAGGTCGCGGTGCCTTGCGGATTATCCTGCATTGGACTGCTCCTGTGGATCTTCGATGCCGCGCTGCTTCATCCAGTGCCGAAGCTGCTTCTTGACGATCTCAGCCAACTCTGCTGGCAGGTCGTCCACACTGGCAGCTTCGAACCCCTTGGCGGATTTCACCCACTCCAGAAGCGTCAGATGGCTGCCGCCCAGCAGCTTCAGCAGGCGGTTGATTTCGTCCGCCTCCTCCTTGACGATGGTCTCCTTCGGCGTCTGGTTGTCGTTGTCGTTTTCATCGGTCGTGATGATGTTGAGCAGGGCCGCTGCCGTGTAGCGCTTGCCATAGCTGACCGCATTGCCGCGCGCCTGATTGGCATTCATGGCGCTGGACGCGCTCTCAAGTGACTGGAGAAGGGAGGTGGTCTCCGAGTGACCGCCACGAGAGAGCACGCCCGTCACCAGCACGCCTTTCTCGTGCTCCTGTGTGCGGAAGGTCAGGGCGAAGCCGTGTGTCTGAAGGATGGGCTTGATGACGCGATTCATCTGGTCCCACTTGGCGAACTTGTAGAGCCTGCCACCATCCCGGTTTTCAGCAACTCCGGTCTTGCCGATCTCCGGGATTTCCGGCAGCATCTTGGCCAGCGCCTCATCGAACTCAACCTTGGCTTTGCGGCTTTCCATGCGCTCGTACATCGACAGCATCCGTTCCATCTTGTCAGCGTCGATATCGGGATTCATGGCGGCATTGATGAGCGCGCCCATGAGGCTGTCAGGCTCAGTCGGCTTTTGAACCGCCCCTGTCTTTTCTTCCTGCTCGACAATATCGTATTGGGTATCAGCCATTGTTCATTCCTTTCTCGTGAAACGCGTCGCACTTTGCGTGGTCATGCTCCGAAATAAGCAGGGTGACTCCGTGCTTGTGCTTGCAGTGAATCTTGCGGCCCAGCGGTGTGTTGAATGGCAAACGGCAGATCGGGCAGGCCAGGGGATGCTTGCTTGTGGGTGTGAGGTTGGCGGGTGACATCAGCCTTCTCCCTTCGGTGGCTTTCGTGTATGCCCGGCCAACACTGGAGTCGCGCACCCACTGCTCGTCCTTCCAGACGTCACCGCGCTTGGTTGCCTGAATGGCGAGCCAGTACGTTTCGCTCAGCAGCGGGGTCAGCGCCTCCACAGCATCCAGTAGGGCGGGGAGGGCGTTGATGGCCTCGACTATCAGGGTGGCGCTTGCGTCAAGCTCCCCTCCCCAGCCGCTCATTTCCGCTATAGGCTCGTAATCCTCGCGGTGCTCATGCTCGCCGGAGTCGTCATCGTCCGGAGCTGTAATCCAGAACTCACCACAGTGAGTGCGCTCCAGCTTCCAAGGGCCTGACACTTTGCCGTCCAGCAACTCTCTCAGTCTCTCAACTGTATCTGTGTTAGTCATTGTGCTGATCCTCGGTTGAGGCGAGGCAGACGTCATCGGGAAGCATTTCCCGGACGGCCCGATCCGCATTTTGCTGGCAGGCGGCCCGTGCCCAGATGGCCGAAATCAAGGGATCGGAAGCGTCGCGGGCGACATCAATCAAGTTGTCGCTATTGTCGCGTCCCCATTGAGCGCACCACTTGCCGTCACCTTCTTTGGCAACCCAATAAATGAGGCCATCGCCCAAGTGCGGGTGCGTTCCGATGAACGTATCCCCGTTCTTTTCCCACTTGATTGGCTTTGAAGAAATGTAAGTCATGCTACATCTCCGATTGGGCAATCTTCGTGAAAGAAAACGTCCCCCAGATCGCGCATATCAACCTTCCGGCCACACCGGCCACACTTAAAGAAATGCTCGTGTTCAGGAACATCCTTGCCGTCAGCGCGCACGCCAAAGGGCAGCTTGTCCAACTCCTCGATTAGCTTTCGCTTGTCCTCTGTCATGCCGCTTTCCTTTCCATGTTGATGCAGATGTGTTCCGCAGCCACAGCCGCGCGATAATCCCCGAACAGCCCAAACATGATCTCATCAGCGAGATGCAGTTCCATTTCATGGGCGGCCCGGTAGTTGTCCCCAGCCTCATCAAAGGCGCGGTGAAAGGCCTGCCAGTCCTGCCGGTAGCTCTCGAAGGCTTGCTTCACATCAGCCAGGCGCTCGGCTGCGAAGGCTCCCTCTATGGCGCGTGACTGGATGGGGCAGCGCATCGGGTGGCGGGATATGTGGTGAGAGAGGTCAAGCATCGTCCTGCTCCTCGCGAAACGAGATCAGGCGACCTGTGATCCATTCTGCCATATCGAACGCGCAACCATGACTGACGGAATGGGATACATCGTACTTGTCCTTGTAGACGTCACCGAACTTCGCAGTTCCGATTGTCGGGCTGTTTATGGTAATCTGCCTCCACTCAATGGCGCATATTTCGTCACTGTTCCTGTGCTCGAAAAACGCGATATTCAGCTGGGCGCGCGGCTTATGATTCCGCATCGCGATCACATACCCTTGCTCACGACAGTTTTCCCATCGGGCTACGCGAGGCTCGGTCAGCCAGTCGCTTTCAAACTCACCTTCCATCCCCCGCAAGTAAGCGAGTACGGCTTGCGATTGAGCGTCAGCCCCGTCGGTTGAATCGTACAATTTTGCCGGGCTCATGCCGCTTCCCCTTTCCGATAGTGTTGGTCGTGGTATGCTTCCGTCAGGATCATGATCTCCCGCACCTTCATTGCGTCGTCTGTGAGCAAGCCGGTTTCGTCGGGAAGGATCGCGCCAAGGTCGTCGCCCAGCATGACCTGAAGGTTCGGGTAAAGCAGATGCAGAATCCCGCGCTTCGAGTAAGTCCTGAACAGCCCATCAAGGACCATCCGAAGTTCACCGTCTGCAATCTCATTGAACCGCTCTTGCTGGCTCATCTCTTTGCGATGGTGGCTCTGTCTTTGGTCGTAAGCTGAGGTGAGCATGTTATGCGTCCTCCGACTTCAAGCTGGCGATTTCCTTGCGAAGCTCGGTAAGGCACTCGGTGTGCTTGGCTGCGCGCTTGACTTCTTTGGCATACTCCTCCTTCGACCGCTCGATGGACATCTGAGCATGGGAAATCTGGAGCAAATGCCACTCATGCGGGTCTCCCAGCTTTGGCTCCTCCATGTAGGACGTGCTGCAATCGAACTCACAGGCAGTACGAAGCTGGGAGAGACCAAAATCCCGAAGCTCCTGCATGGCGTGGTGCTCTGGGCTCCATGACGCCAAACGGTCGATCATGCCCTCATAGCGGACGCGTACACCCAGACGTTCCTTTCGAATTGCGCGGTACGAAGCAAGCTTCTCTTCGTAGTCAGCCCGACACGCAGTTTCGATTTGGTCGGGGCTCATGGCCCGCAACTCGTCAAGCTCCTCTGTCAGGGTCTCGATGCGGTCGGCGTAGTAATTGCCCGGCTCGATCTTGTCCGGGATTGGAGCGTCGGCGGGCTCATCACGCATGGTGATAAGAAACCCCATGCCGCGAGCCAGACCTTTGAGGAAACCCTCAACTGACTGATCGCCTTTATGGAGGCTGGCTGTGTAACCTGTGGGCATTGGTGTCGTCCTCTTGTTCGATAAGGACAGTCATACGCCCCGTATGATGAAAGGTCAATACGCTGCGTATTATTTTTTCTGGTAGAAACCCCTTACCCGAAAAGGAGAATGATATGCGGGCTTTATTATGCGGGCTGGGATTCGCCGTTATGGCGGGAACAGCGGGGGCGCAGTGCTTCGGAACGGATTCGTTCAAAACGTGCACTGATGCGCAGGGCAATAGTTATACGGTGCAGAAATTTGGTAACCAGACTATCGTGAACGGGCAAAACCCGCGCACCGGCAGCACATGGAACCAAAGCTCTCAGACCTTTGGAAACCAGACCTTCACACAGGGGCAGGCGTCGAACGGCAATTCCTGGAACATGACGCAGCAGCGGCTCGGGAACGGCACATATACCTACGGCACAGATAGCCGGGGCAACAGCTTCAACGATTTTGAGATAGACCAGCGCGGACCGCGTAACTAGTCTTCTTTGGCGATGGCTCGGCCCATAGCGAGCCACGCCTCTTTCTCTTTTTCATCGAGAATGCGTGACCAGATGTCGATGACCTCTGCAGATCCCCGCATTTCACCCTTGCCATTCAAGAGCCACTGCAGGTTTACCCTGTAAAGGTCGCTGAACCGGATCGCCTTTTCGGCCTTCAGGGTGTTGCGTCCGTTCTCGTGGGCCTGAATGGCCGATACCGAATACCCTTCACCCAGCCGCTCTGCCACCTGCTCACGGGACAAACCTGCTGCCTTACGAGCCTCTTCGAGTCGGGCACCTATGTCTGCGTCTGAAGCCATGTGCCGCAAATACTCTTTTTAGTCATACGTAGCGTATTGACGAACATTCATACGTAGCGTATGCATATCATATGCCTAAACATATGATCCCCCCAAACGTAAAGAGCTTTCAGAAGCTTTGGCCGAGTTATTCGGACTTCGCGGCTGATGCTGGCGTTGAGTACGGGACCGCGCAACTTTGGCGGCACCGGAACTCTATCCCGACGGACTACTGGCCTGCCATCCTAAAGGGTGCCGAGAGGCGGGGTCTGGATGTGTCCATTGGGCTTCTGTTCCGACTGAAGGGAATAGAGCTGCCAAAAGAGCAGGGGGCAGCCTAATGCCCCTCAGCCGCTCGCCTCATCTCGACAACGTTATGTCCCTGACAGGTTTCGAACTGAGCCCACGCTTTCATCATGCCTTCATGACAGGCCCAGAAGATGTGCGGGGGCAGGGCGTACTCAGCAATGATCTGCTCGGACCCGTCCGGCATTCGTCGCCAGACAGTCGCATCGAACATCTGAAGGGTTGCGTTCCAGTTGTACTTGGCGACGTCCTTCATCACTTGCTGAAGCTTTGGCATAAATCCTCCCGACTGGCGTTCCCTATCTGTTCCGTCTTAGGACTCAATTCCTATTTTAGCAATGGGAACTTTCGTGCATCCCCCGATGCGGTCGTCCAGAAAAGCGTATCTGCAAACATTGCACAACTGTTAACATTCCCCCGGTACGCGAATTTTTCCGCACTGAAACTCACTCTCACACTTAGCCGTCAATACGGGTTTTCCCTTATGGGGAGAGCGCCATGCTGATCGGCCTCGCCCGCCTCGCGCTCCCCTCTGAGCAGCTACGCCGCCAGCTACGGTATCGGGGCCTCCTGATCTTCTCTGTGGCTGTGTCCGTCATGATTTCTGCGGGCCTGATCATCTGGCCGTTGCTCCGGTTCTGGGGGCGTGCGTGATGGATATGCCAAAGCCGACGCGTCATGTGGGATGGCATGGACCTGATTGTCCTTGGTGTGGACGCAACATCCCTCACATCAATGTTGAGTGGGATAACGTCGAAGTGCTGACTGACCCCTCTGACGGTAGCGCAATACTTGTGTCTGCGAGGGGGTGCTGCCCCGAGTGCGGCAAGCCTGTGGCCATTACGGAAACCAGAACAGACACGACGCTTATTGGTCAGACTGCGCCAGAGCGCACCGAACGGGACCGCCAGTATCTCCTGTC